AATACAGTCATGGGAGCAACGGATCAAACGCGAGGGCGGCCAACACACGACGCGGCGTTTCCCTGCGGATGAAATGTGGAGCATAGTCGTCAACAAAGAATCGGCACGGGATCAAACTGGTATCAGCGAGGTCTTGCGCAACAAAGACGAGATTGACGCGTTCAAGAGCAACGAGGAGGCAATCAATCAGGCTATAGAGCTACACGGCTTTCCCCAGCGACATATCAAAGTCGGGCGCGAGGACGGCACGCCTGTCAGTGACGACGATTTACGCCGTGTCCGGACCGTGTTTGATCCGCGCACGTCCGACGCGAATACCGCTTACTTTACCGGTCAAGACGTGAGCGTGGAGACGCTAGAGGCGCACAACTTCGACTACGCGGCTATCCACGAAATGGACATGCGCAACCTCACGACGGCGTTGGGATTGCCTGTTGAGGCCGGCAATGTCGGGTCCGACGGCTTGGGATCCGGCAAGCCTGCGGAGCTACGCATGGCCTTACTCAAGTTGTCGTTGAAGGCCACACAACGGACGTTTGCCGCGCAGTTTGTTGAGGAGATATTCAGGCCGGTGATTAAGAAATACACCCCGTTCAATCACCAGCATCCCATGCACATTCATATCGGGGATCCGTTGGAGGACATGAGCGAGGTGGCGGACCTCATCAACAAGGTGGGCGGCGTCATGACCAACTCCGAAAAGCGTGACCGCCTGGACTTGCCCACGCCGGAGGACGAGGAGATTGCCGACTCGTATCTTAGTCCGGCAAAGCAAGAAAAGCAAGAGCAACAAAGCGCCGGTGCGTTTGAGGCGCTTGTTAACGAGGACGCGGACGGGGACGGACGTGACCTTGCTGACATACCGGACAAGTACGTGGAGGACACCGGCCTGTCGGAAAGCGACTTTGTGCCCAACGCCGACGTTGCGGACACGGTGGAGGACGTGCTAGATTTTATCGATAGTCACGGGTTGGTCAACCCCGGCAACCAGCGCGAAGGGGCGGCCCGTGCAAACCAACTATATGACCACTACGACAACGACGAACCGCTTGCCGCCGACTTTTGGCAAGAGATAAGCAACTTTCATGCGCGACACCGGGCGCAAGGTAACAACGAGTGTAACGAGGACACGCTCCCCGCAGAGGCGACCGACATAGACAACTCGCAGTTTGACAAGTGCTACTACGACGCCGGTTGGTTTTCTGATAAGACATGGGGCGGTGACGCTGGCAAGCAACAGGCGGACCGCATAGTAGCCGCAATAGAGGACACGGAGGGCGTTGACCTCGCCGTGGACCATGCGCCCGTAGCACAACGGCCCGACATATACGAGCATACGCCCGCGTTTGACGAACCACTATTACGGATGCAACAGGCCGTCGTTGATCCCGACACCGACTTGTCGCGCAACCTCACTACGTCGATAAGCGAAAGCGGCACGCCGGAGTTTGTGTTGCAACGGATCCGTGACGCCGTGGACGCCGGGGCTATGTTTGGCGAGTTTGCGGACATACCCGGCGGGTCACTCATGGAGCTACGCGAGGACTTCAAAGACGCCCTCGGGACAGATAACTTTACGCTGGACGACGTGACGGAGCGCGTCATGGACGACTTTGGCGTGGACCGCGATAGCGCCGAAACGATTGCCCGGACCGAATCAAGCGCCGTCTTGAATAAGGCGCGTGAAATGGGCTATGAGGACCGCGAGGACATGGACGAAGGCGAGGAGGCCCGCTACTATTGGACCGGCGCAACGCCGCCGGACCGCCGACAGACAGAGGCGTGTGAGTGGTTGATTGAAAACACGAATCCATACGAGGGCGGGGATCCCGTGCCCATGCACGAATTGCGGCAACTGGTTGACGAGGCCCCGCAACATGACGATAGCATGGACAACGACTTAGCCCGGCCTGATAGTTGGGTGGTCCACCCCAACGAGCGTAGCACATTCGTCCAAGCGCCACCGACAACATAAATCTATTAGCATCCTTAACTTCTTGTGTAGAATATGACTCAAAATGAAAGCGGGTGGTGGCAAACGGAGGACAATGATGAGGTCCCGACCTCGGCGGATTTGTGGCGTCCGTTAGACCGACACCTCGGCGGTTTTGACCTTGACCCGGCGGCGGGGTGCGAACCGGCACAAATAGGCGACACACGTTACACACGCGAGGACGACGGCCTAACGTCTGATTGGTTCGGGACCGTGTGGCTCAACCCGCCCTTTTCTGATAAGACGCCGTGGTACGCACGGCTTGCCGCCAAGTATGAAACCGGCGCGGTGGACCGTGCCGCCGCCGTGGCCTCCGTTGACCCGTCCGCCGATTGGTTTCATGGGCCATTTGCAACCGCCGACGTGGTGATATTCTTGGACGGACGAGATTGGTATATCGGTCACGGGTCAAGCCCGACATTTAGCACAATGGTCGGCTTGTGGGATCCGACACCCGAGGCGATAGAGTGGGGCCAAACGGTCGGGACCGTTGCCACGCTGGACGCGCCAAGCAATCAGGCGGCGCTTACACAATTCTAGCCCCACCGACAACATAGCCCGCAGTAAGCCGGGGCTTTAGGTCACGCCGTGGCAACTTCGGGCCGTGACAGAAATATCGCAGGCCCAACGTGAATATTTGCAAGCACTCCCTGCGACGGACGCCGACGCCGCCGAGGCGCTTGACAAGGCCGAAGGGTCATTGCGCCGACTCCGCTATCAGTTGCGACAAGCGGGCTTTGAGTTTGTCATTCGGCACTCGGTCCACCACGTTGATCACACGCCCGCCGACTACGACACGGACGCGGACACCAACACCGACACGCTCACCAGTGAGGACGAGGACACGGACCACCCCGACCTTGACGTAGTGGCCCCGGCGGACGCCGAACCGGACCCGTCGGATTTGTCGGACCGGCAAAAACTAATCGCGCACGAATTGCAGACGGGGAGTACGGTCACGGAGCTATCGGACACGATTGACGAGCGCGAGGCAATTGTCACGGAGCATTTACGCGACCTCAAGCGGCAAGGGTGGCAAGTCTACCATGACGACACCGCCGACATGGTGGCGATAGAAGGGGATCATTCACTGCGCTCCAGTGAACACAAAGGCACGCGCACGCGCAAGGCTAACCGGTGGTGGGAAAGCACACATAACGCGCTTGTGCGACAATTCAGGGGCCTGTCTACGCCGGAGGCCGACACGGGCGGGTCACACGGATCCGAGGATTGGGTGACGCATTTGACGGACCTGCACGCCGGGGACCGCGTGCGCAACGACACGGGCACGGTGGTCTACGAAACCGACGAGATACCGGACATAATTGAGTATATCACACAACAATCGCTTGACCTTGCCGACAAGCACGACTCCGATTATGATACGGTCCATCTACTTTGGGGGGGAGACTTTCTTACGAATGAAGGCGTGTATGAATCTCAATTCGAGGACTTGGACGCGTGGCTTGCCTCGCAACATGATGCTCTTATCACGCCGTTGATCCGTCAAATCAAGACGTTTGCAAGCGCGTTTCCCGAGGTCAACATAGTCGCGCAAGTCGGCAACCACGGCCAACACCGCGCAAGCGGGACAAGCCGACAGGCCAACGCCGACTTAATCTTGTACAAGTCAATCCGCAACACCGTCGCCGAGTTGCAAAGACATAGTGACACGCTGGACAATGTCACGTTTCAAATCGGGGATGCGACGAATTACAAAAACTTTGAGCTTCGGGGTGGCAAGTTGTCGGGCCACTTGCGCCACGGGCAACACCGACACCCGCAGGCGGAAACGTCGGCGCGTAAGAAGCAATGGTTAAGCACGCTCCTAGAGCATGAGTTTGACCTTGCGTATATGGGCCACTATCATATCTCGGGTGTCGTCCCATGGGACGGCCCGCCGGTTCTTGTGTCGCCGTCGCCCAAGCCAAGCGGCGAGTTTGTGGAGCGTATCGGTGGCGGCGCGCCGTCAGATAATCAGGGTGTCGCAACCTGTCACGGCGTGAGCGACGAGGGCATTACCGGCGTCTACCCGGTGGACACGCGCAACTATCGGCGTGCCGAGTGACAAATAAAAAAGCGGTCGGCGGATCCGGCGCGGTTTACTCGGCTAGCCGTGGGACAAACACCTCGCAACTACACTTCGGGCATTGCCGGTATGCCTCGCGTCCCTTTGGGTGTTTGTCGCCCATGTCGCGGGCGCGGTCACAAAACGGACAAAAATGCCTCACCGTTTGACCTCCGTTTTGTCTCGGCTAAACTTTTCGCCGGGGCAACACTCGTTGCCGTCCCACCCCCGGAGGGTGGAAATGTTGTGGACCGCCCCGCAACCGATACAAACCCTATGCCACTTGTCCGTAACGTCGCCGCGTCCCGTCATTGTCCGTTACCGGAGTATGCCGGGCGGTGATCCGGGCAATACGGGTTGTCGTTGTCGTCGTAATACTCCGTGCCCCATCCCATCCATAGGTCGCACGTCGTACACTGTACATCTTTGCGGTTCATCCGCACGTTGGCATTGTTTGCCATTGCATTCTATGCTAATAGCCACAAGGTCATAAAGTTATGGATTCTATGACCACAAAGGCCCGTAGGTCACGGCGCGGAAACGGGCCAAAAACGCGCCGGTCATTCGTTACCGCCGCCCGCCCGTTGTAGGGCAACGGGGGCACACGCCACTACATGGCCGAATCACTAAGTCGTTGGTTTGCATACGCCGACGTATGCCATTCGGTGAGTACGAGGACTTTGACGCCTGCACACGCGCCAATAGCGACAAGGATGATCCGGGCGCGTATTGCGCGGCGATAAAAAGACGCATAGAAGGGCAAGCCGCTTTAACGCAAGAGCAACGACGGGCAAGTATGCGCCACTTAGCGGAATATAGTGAAGGGGCCGCCGTATCGTGGGATTGGCAAGGCGACACCGTGAGCGGGCGGGTTGCCGAGGTCCGCGAGGAGCAAGCAACCGTCGGCGGCGGCGACGTGACGATTACCGGCGACGAGGACGAACCAGTGTATATTATCGATGAATACGTAGAGGAGCGCGACGGCTTTGAGCGTGCCAACGTCGCCAAGCCGGAGTCGTCACTATCCGAATCCCAGCGTGACCTCCCAAGCCGGAGCGACGACAATTATCTGTCCGCCGGTATGCGCCTCGCCGTCGGCGTGTCGCTGGACAAACAACCGATTGAGCGCGACATGATGGCCGGTGGGCAAGTCGCGTACAGAAATATCAAACTGCTAGATGAGGGCGTATGGACGGATCAAAACAGTCGCACGCCGACACTCTACGACCAAAAGACATTCCAAAACCTAGAAGCGTCGTTTGACGAGCAATATCGCGGCCCGCCGACGAATATCGCGCACGACGTGCATAAGCTAGGCGAGGACAAGGGCGAGGTCCACGACGCCTCTGTTGCGGGCTACGTCGAACCGAAAAGCCTGCGGTCCGACGGTGAGAGCCTGTATGGGGACCTGATTTTTAACACCGACACCGCCGCCGGTGACTTTGCGGACGCTAATCTCAAGTCTACGCTGGAAAACAATGGAACGGCGGGCTTTTCGCCGTCGGTAGAGCTTGACCCGATTGAGCTAGAATCTACGCCGAACCATCCACGCGCAAGCGAACACGTCCACAAGGCGCGACTTACGGGCGTCGGCCTCGTTCGGGATCCGGCAAGCGAAAGCGTAGACTTTGCACAAGAAACTAAAGAGCGTGCGATTGCGTTGTCTAGCCACAACGATAAGCCGGGGACGCCACAAGTGACGCGTATGAGTAAGCACTTGATGGACGTGGGCGAGGTCCGCGAGATATTGACCAACGCAGGCGTGGACGGCGTGGCCGATATGACAGACGACGAGGTAAGCGAATGCGCGACCATGCTTCACGACAACCTCATGGAGGAGATTACGGACCAAGACATGGGCATGTACGCGGCCTCCTACGGTGACGACATGGACATGATGGACGACGAGGATGAGGAGGACATGGACATGATGGACGACGAGGACGAGGAGGACATGGACATGAAGGATCATTCCGAAAATTCGGATATGGACATGGCCGAAATGGAGAGTCAAATGTCCAACGTCATGAGTCGGCTAGAGGACCTTGAGGACGCTATGGCCGACAGTATGAGCGCAAGCAAAGCCGCCGCGCAACTTGCAAGCGCCAAGACGGTCAAGAAGCTCAAGAAGGACAAGCAGGAGTTAGAGCGTCGCCTGTCGGAGCTTGAGGATCAACCCGCCGAACCGAAAACCCTCGCCGAAGGTGACGAGCGCGATTACACCGACGCCGATAGTGGGTACACCTACGACTCGGCACGCGGATCCATGAGTCGGTAATCCTCTAGACTCATAGAATCCATAGTTTTATGTGGTAGTCGGTTGTTGTCTGTTGTATGGCACCACAAAGCCATGACGACAACGACGGACAGACAGAGATTAACGCGACCGTCTCACTTCAAAAGGTCCTGCATGCGCTAGAGATGAACGCAACCGACGGCGTTGATGACCTCGTTATTGCAATCCCACAACGTGACGGCGTAACAGCAGATACTCGCCCCGCCTTTACTGGGAGCGAGCGATATAACAACCCAAGCAACGCCCCGGTCCACATCACCCCGGAGTCACTGGTAGATGACGGTTGGACGCGCCCGCCGCGCCGTCATCAAGTCGATTACAAAGCTATTGGCGTGCCGGAGGCCGTTGCAGACAGAGACGCCGACGATGAGCAACGGATTGATGAGGCGTATGAGGTCATATGGAACGATTGGCGTGACGACATTCATGGTATGATCCTAGATGATCATGAGTTTGAGGCGAAGGGTTGCAACATAACCCTCACCGGCGAGGTGAGCGACGAATGAGTGAATCGGAGCTGTTGATCCAGTTGGCGAGGGCGCTCGTTGACAAAACACCACGCGACGACTTGCATACCGTCACTGTTGGCGAGGAGCCACATATCGGCGAAATTGTCTTTGGGCACGTAGAGGGCGACGCGTTTGTGTTTGTTCAAATGGCGGACTTTGAACAAGCTTGGCAAGGTAGCGCCCGCGAAATGGAGGCCCGATTCAAAGAGGAGGCCGAGT